GGCGTCGACGGCCGCGTCGATGTGCTTCGAGTAGAGCCCTTCGCGCCGGTCCATGACCTGCGCCCACGTGCCCTCCAGCGAGCCGAGGCGCATCGTCGCCTCGAGGACGGCCCGCGTGGGGCCGTGCTCGCGGACGTGCTCGATCGCCAGCACGGCGGCCGCGCGTACCCGGTCGGTCATCGGGCCGCCCGACATCGCCCAGCCGTGGGCGAACGCCTCGCGGGCGAGCCCGTCGACGTCGGGCTGCACTAGCGGGAACGACCAGCTCTGCCCGGCGAGGGTCAGCCCGACCCGGTCGAGCACGACCGGCCCCGCGTAGCTGAGCACGCCCGCGTCGGCCCCGTACTTCCCGGTCAGGTGGGGGATCCACGGGGCGTGCTGCTCGTGGAGGTCGTCGCCGAGCACCGCGTCGAGGACGTCGGTGATGCGCTGATGCAGCGGGGCGAGTCGGTCCGTGTCCCCGACGAGGTGCACCGCGACGGGCTCGTCGCTGTCGGGGCGGAACGTGGCGTGCCCGATCACGGCGGCCTCGATCGGGCCGCCGTGGTCGTCGACGACCGTGCCGAGCAGGTCGACGAGCTGCCGCACCCGATCCTCTGACCAGCCGGTGACGTCCGGCCCGAGGTAGGCGAGCGTGACGTGCAGATCAGCGGCCGGTTCGCCGTCGTCGACGACGAGCGGTGTCGGGTCGGCCGGGTACAGCGCGACCATGCCGCCCGTGCTCTTGGCCTGCTCCGCGTCCTCGCGCACCTGCACCGCGGGCCCCCTTCCTGCCCGCGGGGCCGATGCTCAGCCCAGCAGCGAGAGCGCGGCGCCCAGCGATAAGGCGGCCGCGCCGATGAGCACGGCGAACGTCTCGCCGTAGGAGCGCCACGACCCGTCGCGGGCCTCGGCGATCCCGATGCCGAGCGCGACCATCACGACGGCCGTGCCGATCAGCCCGACCAGGCCGGGCCACAGCACGACGGGCAACGCCGGAAGCACCGACCCGACGGCGGTAGCAACGCCGAGGACGACCGACGGCCGGGCGGGTGTGCCCGACAGCCAGTCCCCGGCGCCCATCCCGGCAGCGGCCGCCACAGCGAGCCCTACGGTGGCCGCGAGCAGCGCCCGGGCGGATGCCCCGGCACTGACCAGCCCGGCCACGACGCCGATAGCCCCGGTGGCTCCGTCGAACGCCCCGAACACGGCTTTGCCGCGTCCGGCCGCGTCGAACGCCAGCGCGAGGTGGCGGCGGATCACCTGCCGAGCAGCGAGATCGCGGCGGTGAAGCTGGGGGTCGTGCCGGTGATCGTCCACACGACGCGGACGAGCCCGGTCGGGAGCTGCGCGACCGCGAGGCCGGGCCCGATGGACGTGAACGCCTGCCCTGCGGCGGTGAGCGCGGTCAGCGACGCTATGCCGGTGATCCAGTCCCCGGCCGCGTCCTGCTGGTCGAGCGACACCGTCAGCGACGGCGAGGTGCCGGTCGGCGCGGCGGAGACCAGCGCGGACAGGAACAGCCGCGACACCATCTCCGTGTGCAGCGGCCCGGAGTTGCCCGACAGCGTGTAGACCGCCGAACCGGGGTTGAAGATCGGGATAGGCGACTGCGCCTTGACGTCGAGCATCCGGGGTTCCCTCCTCGCCGGGCACCTCGTCGGCCCCGCATCGCACGCGGGGCCGACGAGGTCGCGGGGTGTGTCAGTCGACGGTGGCCGGGAGGTCCGCGTCGCCGCCGTCGGTCACGACGACGGGCGGGGCGGCCGGGGTGGGGTCCGGGACGGTGGCGGTCGAGCCGTCACCGACGGGGGCCGGGGCGGAAGCGTCGCCCGAGCCGTCGACGGGGGCGGTGCTGCCGCCGTCGACCGGGGCCGCCGAGCCGTCGCCCGAGCCGTCGACGGGAGCGGTCGCGCCGCTGCCGTCGTCGGTCGTGGAGCCGTCGGCGGGCGCGCCGGAACCGGCGGCGGCACCGGCGGACTGCTGGGCGTTCTGGAAGGACGCCAGGAGGCTCTGCGCGGTCGCGAGGTGCTGGGACAGCTCGCTCGTCGCCTGGTCGGCGGCGGCCTGGTCGCCGGACGCCTGCGCGGCCGTCAGCTGCGCGATGGTGTTCTGCTGCGCGGTGATCACCGCGGCGAAGCCCTGGGCGACCTGGTCGAGCTGCTGGAGCGCGGCCTCGAACCCGGAGAAGTCGGTCATGATCTTGTCCAGCTTTCTGTGCGTGATGCGGTGGTCGGTGTCGGACTTGGCGATCAGCTCGACGAGCTTGTCGAGCAAGATCGACAAGTAGGTGGGGGTCTTGTCGACCCCACAGGTGCACGCCATGCGGCTCACCTCCCGCGCAGACGACGCACCGCGCCGTCGACGCTCTTCGGGATCAGGGGGAACACCCGGTCAGCCGTCAGCGGGCCGGGCGGGGGCACGAGCTCGTCCGGCTCGCCGTCGGTCACGACCGTGCCGCGACGCGGGTCGTACGGCTGCGGATACGAGCCCTCAGGCGGCGCGGTCACGACCGGTGGGCAGCTCGGCCAGCGCACGAGCAAGGCGCCGGTTGTAGAGCCGAGCGGACTCGATCACCCACGTCTCCCGCTTGGCCTTGCCACCCTTCGCCACCTGGCCGGGGTCTTCGTCCGCGTCCGGGGCGGCGGCGGCCGCCTTCTTGGCCTGCGCGTTGTCGCCGGGAGCGGCGGGCGGCGGCTGCTGCCCGAACTGGTGCCCCGACGGTGGGGGAGCGGTGCCGTTCGCCGCGGCCGCCGCGTGCGCGGCCAGCTCGGGCGGTAGCTCCTGCTTCTCCGCCATGCGGAGCGTGAGCGGCTTCCCAGCGGTCGACTCGCCGTCCTTCAGGTCCGGCTCCAGCTCGGTGTTCGCCGTCGCCTGGGCGATGGTGGCCGTGCTGAAGGCCTCCATGTCGCGCCACACGATGACGCCGGTCCGGTCGACCAGCACCGGGGCGTCCCCGCCGTCGACGGGAGGCTCGCCGATCTCGGAGCGGTACCGGTCGAGCGTCCACGACCCGTTCCGCAGGCGGAGGTCGCGGATGTCCTCGACGGTCTTCGAGTCGCGCATGTCCACTTCCTTGAAGTGGAGCGACCAGCCCTCGATGCCGAACGCGTTGAGCAGCAGGAAGTTCAGCTTCTCCAGGATCAGCGCGGCGATCGGCTGGCACGTGTTGACCATGAACATCTTGTGCTGCGACTCGCCGGTGCCACCGCCGATGTTGCCGGACTCGATGACCCCGGCCTCAGCGGGCGGCACCCCGTACGAGGACAGGATCGCGTCGCGCTGCTGGTCGATCACGGCGAGGATGTCGGCGATCTTGTTCTGCTGCAGCGCGTTGACCGTCGCGCCGCCCTTCGTCATGATCGGCCGCCCGATGTTGAGCGGGCCCACGTTGCGGACCTGGTACTGCTCGGCCCACTTCTTCTGCTCGGGCTCCGACATCGTCGACGGGTGGTCGACGTGCAAGTTCGGCGGCAACCCCTTGCGGAAGCTCTCCTTCAGCACGGCCATCGCGAACAGCCACGTCTTGATCGGCAGCAGCGCCGCGTAGGTCGGGCTGACCCCGAAGATCCCGGACCGGGGAGCGTCCAAGCTGATGTGGATGATCTCGTGGGTGTCGAACTCGGCGATCTGCCCTTGCGTCGTCACCTGGATGTAGCCGGTCACGTTGCCGTGCTCGTCCGCGATCGGCGACGTCGACGGGCAGTCGAGGGTGTAGAGCGCGACCGGGATCCCGGCCGCCCACACGACCTCGATGAACGCGTCGCCGAACACGAGCAGGTCGGTCACGGTCGACCGGAGGAGCTGGATGATGTCTTCCCGCTGGTTGCACCACTCCAACAGCCGCTCGCACTGCATCACCTGCAGCGGCTTCGCGGGCTCGTCGGTGTCGTCGCTGCCGTCGTCGCGGTCCCACCGGAACCCCAGCCCGCCGCCGGTGATCGTGCGCGCGATCGCGTTCGATGCCGTCCACGACCAGTTGCACGCGAGGTAGGCGTCGTAGAGGTCGGTCATCATCGTCTGCCGGTCCGCCGTCGCGGCGCCCTGCGTCTTGACCGACTGTTGGGTGAGGCCACCGACCGGGATCTGCGCCTCGTAGCCGCGCCGGGCCGCTGTCGGCGGCGCGAGCCGCGTCGGGGGAGGCGGCTCCGTCTCGGCGACGAACACGCGCCGCAGCACGTCGGTTGCCCTACTCACTGATGACCACCCCTCCGCCCGATCCGGGCATCCACGGCGAGGTGCCGTCCGGGTTGGGCATGACGGCGATCCGGCCGCCGAAGGGCTGACCGATCGCGGTCTCGGGGACGCCCTGCAGCGGAACCGGGGCGTCGGGGTCTGGCTCGGGCTCGATGTAGAACTTCGGGCCGCCACCGATCGACATGAACAGGTACCTCCCGGCGTCGTACCAGTGGTCTTCGGCGTCGCTGTCGACGTCCTCGGGCCGGTTGGGGTCGCGCGGCAGGTTCGGCAGCG